TCCTCTTCGTTTAGGATCGGCTGAGATGCAGACAACGGAGTATAAAACCCTTTCTCTCTATCTTCAACAAATCTTTCTTGCGCTGGGCGAAGATCTTGAGGATCTGGGTAAACGCCTTTCTTTAGGGCGGTCATTCCTTGTTCTGGAGTTATGATTCCCATCTCGATTAACCTGGACGTTACTCTTTGTAGTTGCACTTCATCCTTGATATCTATCTCTACGAATTTCGCCGTTGGAAAATTCTTAAAACCCATTGCTTGACAAACTTTCTTTATCTGGGGCTGCATAAAGTCATTAAGAAATGCACTTCTAGCTTCTTTTAATCTCTCTAGAAATATCTGAGCTTTTACTTGAGTACTTGAGTAATTCTCTTTGCCCACAATAATGTTCTGCAGACCTTCCTTGATGTCTTCGTTTACTATTTGGTACTTGGTCGGGCCTAGAACCTTATTTAGATCAGGTATAACAAATTCCGCCTTGGTTGTATAGTCTGCAATCAACGCACGCCCAATGCTTTCATTTTGAAAGAGGGATTGCATTGCTTTTAAATTATTTGGATTAACTCCTCCTTTGTCTGGAGTATTTCCCATTGTCACCAATAAGATTACATTTTCAATGGTACGAGTTATGGCTTGATCTATTTTCTTTAACTCCATTTTCCAATTTATATCATCAAGTACAGAGAAACCAAAAGGAATAGCAAAAGGCTCATAATCTTGTTTTTTATAAAAAGAAAAAATTAATTTATTAGGATCTAAATCAACCATGATTCCGTCTGACATCCACTGGTTCTGCTTTATCTTATCTTTAGCGTCTTTAGGTAATGCATTAAACATTTCCTGGTCGTAGTCGGACTGAGGAAACTTCAACTTCTCTATGTCGTACTCACTTAGTATTTTTTTATAGATGCCATTCTTTGCGCTGAAAGTTAAGGCTCTGTCAGCCACAAAGTCATATGGGTTTAAAAATATATAGCCAACAGGTATTTTCTTGGATCCGATGTTTTTACTTTCTGCCCCATAAACCTGATTCAGTTTAATTAAATCTTCTGTAGTGAACTTGCCGTCCAGCTTGTACATAAAAACATTTCCTGACCTATAATACTCCCTGAAGTATTGATCCTTTAATTTCCATATGTTTATCTTCTGCATCCATTTGTCTATAAATATCTTGGCTTTCTCTGAGCCTCCGTCTAAATAAATGTCTGAATTTGAGAACTCGGCCATTACGTCTATAGCATTCCTGAAGATTGGTACATTCGCATAAGCTTTTTGACAAAGTTCAATAGAAATCCTTGGGCTTACATAAGAATCCTTGTACGAGTACGGCAACCCCAGACTGTCGATATTCGCATACTTGTTTGCCTTGGGTGGTTTTGTTGCCCTGTTTGATCTGTAACGAGTTCCTTCTTCCCCTTCTATTTGGCCTACGTTTCTAGAGTAATTTGCCTCGGCATAATAAGACTCTCCCGCTGTAGCTGGTTTTACTTCTTGAGTACTTTCGGCTTTACTTAATAAAGAATTTAAATCTTCTTTTTCTGCCTGACCCGCAGTTGCGTTGAATTTACTCCAGTATTCTGATTTCTTATTATATTTTCTTGGCATATTATATAGTACACCAAATCCTTTGAAAGTCCATCCAAAGTTGCAAAGTTAACTTTGACTTTACTTTAAACCATGATCGGAATAAACGTTGAATCAACATGCGCCTTCTTGGCATTTATCATGTCGTAATACGTCTTGATCATCCAATTCCCAAGAACCAAAGCTGAATAAGAATCCTTCCTTGTTTTACTTGGCCCGCTTTGCCTTCTTAGGTTTGACGGCAATCCAAAAGTTTGAGTTCCTTGGGGCGTAGAAGTTACCTGTATCAATGCACATTGATTTTTAGTATAGTTAACCATGTCCCATTGATGATCCAAGAAATCTATTAGCTTTGCTCCGCCGCTACTTTTCAAAAACTCTTTCTGATTGGGTACAAATGTTAAATCGTCTATAGGTACTTTTTTCTTTAATTGCATATGATAATTATCATCCAATGGCCTAGAACCAAACCATATTCTTTTGTGGTCTAAGTTAGCCTGCAAAAGTTCATTAGACTTTCGAATCCAGTCAGAATTGGCTTTCCTTAGTATACATATTTTTCTATCTTTTAAATTGTATTGCATTTTCAGCTCCCTGAGCCCTTCCTGGTAATGCTCCGTATTATCAAGGTCAGCAGAGATTTCCTGTATATTTATATTACTTTTATTAAATTGCTCACTAGCATTAGCTCCCTGCAAAAATTGTACACCTCCACCATAGTCTCCAACAATAGCAACAATATTAAAATGAGTCAATAAGTAATGAAAGTAATTAATATGATCCTGCATCTTTAAACCACGAACAGCATAACTATGAATTAAAGTACCAGATTTTGTATTATCATTTAATTTAAATAATTGCATAGCGAAATCGTCAGAGCTTTCACTCTCTGCCCAACTTGGGTCAAATGCTAACAAATATTTACAATCTCTATCTCCAGCAAGCTCCATGCAGGGAGTCTCTCCATCAGGTACAGTACATGCAGCCATTGTGGACGTCTTAAAGAACCCTGAGCTGTCGTCTGTAAATATAGCATTAAACTCTCGGTCAAACTGAGATTGACTCATTGTTTGCTTTGATTGATTGATCAAGTTTTGATCGTAAAGAGCCTCAGGAGCCACATCATAACTAAAATGCATTATAACTCTTTTTGAAGTATCTATGGAGCCTGGATGTGTTCCGTCTAGGATTAGATTCTCAAATGTCTCGTACACCTTGTATAAATATTCAAACTTATAACTAGCAGAGGATAATGCTATCAATTTATTGTTCGGCCATTGGTATCTATCCTCTTCCTTCATTTTGCCCTTAGCTATCATTTGATCTTCTAGCTTCCTGACCTTCTCTCTTTCGGTAGGGTTTTGAACAACACTAAGGAACGGCAAAATAACCTCATTGTAAATATGCTCTGGCATCAAAAGAAACTCATCAATAATAATTCTATGAAACCTAAAACCACGCAACTTCGAACCATCGCCCAAAGGTAAAGCAATAATTTTAGATTCTCCAATCTCTAGGGTCCACTGGTCGTTTTTCTTTGATTTCTTTGTTATGCATTGCGCTAAAAATGCAGCTTCTGGTTTTCTTGCTATATCCTCAATCTTTTCAAATATCATCTTCGACTGCCTGAACGTGGCGGCCATAATACCTATCTGCACTCCCTGATTAAATATCGCATCCAGGAAAGCATATATAGCAGTACTAAAAGACTTAGACATTCCTCGACTCCATATACCAAGAAAGTAATCTGTTTCCAGCATCGATTTGATGGCTAAATGTTGAAAAGGAAAAAGATCCACTCCAGCTATTAAGTTGGTTGTAAAAGTTACATTATCCCTAAGGAAATTATGAAGCAAAATCTTTGCGTCTGGTTCGTCCAGATACCCTTTAATCTTCAACATTTCATCGTTGACGTTAATCTCCTTGTCGTTGTTTGCTAGTTTGCCTTCTTGCCAAGTCATTGTTTATCTATAAAGTATTGTAAGTCCGTTCCCCATAATTTTTTACCATATACCAAAAGCTTGGGTATCATTTCTTCTGATTGCTTCCTTCCTCCAGTAAAAATAAATTGACATTTTTTAGCGAATTTATGCATGAGTAATCTCATGTTGTGCCAGATGTATGGAAGGTTTGATTGCCTAGGTCCGTACATATTGTTTTTTATAATCGCTTCTATCGAACTTTCGACTACTATAAAAATATATGCATCAAATTCTTGCGCCCTTTCAAGCTCTCTAGTGAATCTCTTAAACCCTGTAGTCATTGTGCCCTTGAAGTCTGATTCGCTTTTCCTGTCAACATAAGTATAGTCGTAATGCGGCGCGCCAACAGCGTAATCGCCAAAATCCAATTTCATAGACATGGAGTTGTTAAACTTTAATGGTTGCTGCTCACGAGTGTCTATCAGTATGTTAATATCATCTAATTCTATATTTCTTTCAAAAAAACCTTTCATTATATTTTTATCCAATAATGGTTTAATTTTTATATCATTGCATGCTTGCGAATAAGAACCAAAAAAATACTTATACATATCCATTGATGGCAAGTCATGAAGAAGAAGTTCCAGGTGGCACGGAGCATATGCCAATTCCTTGCCCGTAACGCGCTGCTGAAGGCGTTTTAATATATATTCCTTAACTTCCTCCTTGTCGGCACCTAAAGCCCATTTACGAAGGTTTCCCTGCGACACAAAATCAATATTAAAATAATCATCTTTATTTTTAAATTCTAATAATTCATTAGTTAATTTATCCCGACGCTGATAAATATTAACATAATATTCAGCAAGAGGAATTTTATGCGTCTTGGGAATGTGCAAGTGCAAGCCTCTTTCATTCTTGAAAGATTTATTACATACCTTACATTCACAAGTCATCTATAAACAAAAATAAGCCACTACAAAATGCAGTGACCTATTTCCATGCGCAATTAAGCAAAAAAATATATTAAGCAACAACTTCAGTCTCTGCGACTTCAGCTTCACCTGATTCGTTTTCTGCGGCTTCTGCGTCAGCTTTTTCGATATGTTCAACTAACTTCTCTTTGTCTTCGTCGGACATCTTGTCCAACTCAGTGTTAGCTAATTGAATCGAGTAGCTTTTTGCCGCCTCAATTAGGCCGTTAAGGTTTAACTGATTGAGAATGGAAGTTCCAAGGGTCTCAATCATTTTATCTCTGATAATTTTATCGCTCATAATTATTTAAATTTTATTTTATATTTATTGTTTAGTTTAGTTATAAATTG